CAGAGCCTGACTCTGCTGAAGGCGTGGCTTTGAGGGTGCTGGCAAAATACAATCCTTATACAAAACCTACTATAAAATCTAATGTCAAAAATACAGAACAGCAACGATCTACTTGAGTATTTGATAGCCCAATCCGGTTCTGGTCAAAAGAACTGGTTTGGGTTTCAACAACAAAAGATAGCCGGAATCAATCTGGCCTATGAAATGGCTAAGAATCACGGCAACGTCATGGAACCTGACGAAGTGACGGATTACGTTGTCAGGTTGAATGATTCAATTTATAAAAAACTGATAAAAGGCGATAACACATGAGCATTTCTGCTGCGTTGAAAATCAACGATTCAATCCGCACAAAAACCTTTGAAATGAACGGTCATACCTTTAAGGTCAAAGTGCCTTTAGGTAGCGAATTGGACGCCATCAACAAACGTGTTATTAGCCCGACGCAAGAGGCTATTGACGCTCGATTTGAAAAGATGAGCGCAAATCTAAAAGACGCGGACATTGAAGGCATTGAACGCAAGGACGACGATATTATCATTGATGGCAACTCCATCAAAAAGACGGTTGTATCGGTCTTGCAAATGGAAACCAAGATTACGGAATACTTTAAACTTCTGATACCGGAAGAAGGTAGTCTTGCTAACATTACATATGAACAGATTGACGAAGAATTCCCGATTCAGACTCAGTTTGAGTTTCTTGAAAAGATTACCGAGGTAATTCAACCGAATTACAAAGACGCAAGAAAAAACTAACTCGGGGTATCCACGAACAAGCCAGGGCGTATATTTACGCTCATGGTGGATGCCCCGAAAACATACCATCGGATGACATGAGAAATATAGAAATAATGATTAACGATGGTATGCTCGGCAATAAGTCTATCCTTCTCGCCTTGAGTGCGTTGGCTACTGGAAATTTGAATTCCAAGCTACGCAAAGACGCCAGCCCTTACAGAATGAAAGACATTCTGCCGCTGGCGCATGAATACATCATTCCAGAACTTACCGACGAGGAAAAGGCTGAACAGGCCAGCCAATCATTGCTGACGTTTATGGCGATGGCACCTAACGCGCCAGAGATGTTGAATGGATAACATCACTATAAAGACGGAAGGTTTTGCTGAGTTTGAACAGCAATTGCTTGCTTTGTCTCATGGCTATCGCGCCGATCTGGTGGCTAAGAATACGTTAACAGAAGCGGTTAAAGTAGCAATGGAACCTGTTTTGCAGACCGCTATTAGCCTTGCTCACTATGGCAAAAATAATAAAAGCGGTATTCACATGAAAAAAACTTTAAGGCTGGATGCTAGGATTCCAAACCAATCAGATCATAATTCAGCATTTGTTAAAGATACTGATGCCGTGATAGGTGTTGTATCTGTAAAACGATCTGCGGTATCTTTGGCTAATGAATTTGGAACGGCTAAAATGCCAGCGTATCCATTTTTAATGCCTGCGTTAGAAAGAAATTTAACGATTGTATTATCGAAGTTGAAGAATGAATTATCGTGGTCAATACCTGCTTACGCCGCGAAATTGAATCGTAAAAGGAAATAGCAATGGCTGGTCAATATGCTGCTCGGTTGGGAGTAATTCTCGGTCTAGATATGGCCGAATTTTCTGCTGGCATTGATAAAGCTATTCAAGAAAACAAAAAACTTAAAACAGCAATTCAACGCGAAACCAATGCTGCCGCCAAAGAAATTATTGCGCTGAAATATGCTACTGAAGATTATGGTAAGTCACTTACCAAAGTTGACCAGATACAAAGAGACATTAGTGCTGGTGGGCGTTTGGCAAATGCCACCAAAGAAATGAAAGATATGTTGTTGCAACAAGCTGCCGCTTATGATGCGGTTGCTCTTGCAGCAAAGAAAAGTCAAGCGGCGCAAATTGAAGGTCTGACCAAACAACAAAAAATTGGCGTTGGTTATCAGATGACCGACATTGTGACCGGGCTCGCTGGCGGTCAAAATCCTTTTCTTGTATTGATTCAGCAGGGCGGTCAATTAAAGGATTTGTTTGGCGGCGTTGGTAATACGTTTAAAGCGTTGGCAACATACATTACGCCAGTTACCGTTGCGGTTACTGCGCTTGGTGCAGCGATAGGAACACTTGCGTATTCATTTTATTCTGGCTATCAAGAATCAAAAGAATTTAATAACAATATGATTCTGACCGGCAATTATGCCGGTATTACATTAGAAAAATATCAAAAGTTATCCGCTGAAATAGCAAAGTATTCTCAAATTAGCGTTGGTAACGCTAAAGATATTATGACTGCAATGTTGTCATCCGGTAAGTTTACGGAATCAACATTAAATGCAGTTGGCAAATCAATAGGTTTGATTTCCAGATTGTCTGGAGAATCCGCTTCGACCATTGCAAAAGATTTAATTCCTGCTTTTGATGGTAGCGCAAAATCATTGATTGCTTTGGATGATAAATATCATTTTCTTAGCGTTTCACAATTAAGACAAATTGAAATACTAGACCATCAAAAAGATAAGCAAAAAATAATGGAATTGGGCGCAAATGCGCTTAATCAAAGTTTGAACGACCAAGTAAATGAATTAGGTTTCCTTGAAAAGAAATGGAACGCACTTAAAGATATTTTTGAATCATTCAAGAATATTGGTTTTAGTAGTGTAGAAAAAGATTTGGAACGCCTGAAAAAAGATTTGGCTCAAGCCACTGAAGGCACTCCATTCTATGAACAAACGCTGGCTGAAATACAAAAGATTGAAAAAAAGATAGAAGATAATCAAAAGAAAGGCGCGATTAATCGGGAAAACCAATTAAAGAAAGATTTGTTTGAAGCTGCTGGCGGCTATAAAAAACAAAATGATTTGCGTTATGAATTGGAAAAAGAAATAACGGAGTTGGTTCATCAAACCAAAATGAATGGTTTGAATGAATTGGGAAGAATAGAGGAAGAAGCTAATAAAAAAATAGCAGATGCAAAGCGTAAACAAAATAAAGCAAATTATGATGAAAATTATCAATTTGCATTACAAAATAAACAAATATATGAAGTAACTGAAGCGGCTATTCTTGCGGAGAAAGCACAAAAACAAGAAGAATTGCAGGCTCAAGAAAGAAAAATGTTTTATGACAAGATGAGCAATGATCTTTTTACTATAGAGGTTGAAGAAAAGAAAGCTGAATTATATAAAGCAAATGCAAATGCTACTGAAGAAGATGTGCAAAAAGCAATTACTATGCTTCAGTTGCAAAAACAAATAAGAGAAGTTTATGCTTCACGTAAACTATCAGCGCAAGAAAAAGATGCTTTAGTTGCTGAATTTGAATTGATGGAAAAGCGCAAAGAATCTATTGCTGGCGCTAATAAAATGTTTGAAATGCAGCGTAATAATCAACGCTCAATTCAAGAACAATTAACCAATACTGAAAACTTATTAAAACTTGAGCGTGAAAAATTAAACATATACGAAAAAGATTTGTTAATTAGTGAAGCGGATTACAACATTGCTGTTCAGCGTTTGCAGACTGAGCAGGAAATAGAAAAAATCCGTGTAAAAGTAGCGCAAGGGAAAATCAGTGGTGAACAAGGCGCTGAAGATATTGCTCGTTTGCAAAGAATACAAACTGAGCGAGAAAGTATTGATAGTTTGGCTATGCGCCTGAAGATGCTGCGCGATGTGAATCAAGTCGTATTTAAAGACATGGAAGATGCTATAGCCAATTTTGTTAAGAATGGCAAGTTTTCATTTAAAGACCTTGCTCATTCAATGATTACGGATTTAATAGCCATCTATGCAAAGGCTCAGTTTCTTCAAATATTTAATTCTGGAAAAGGTTTTTTAAGCGGTTTGTTTGGTGGCGGTGGTGTCAGTGCGCCTGCTCTAGTCGGCGATTTCCCTGCATCAATCCCGATGGCGGCTAACGGTGGCGATATTAACGGCCCGACGATTGTTGGCGAGCAAGGGCCGGAATTATTCATTCCCAAAGGCGCAGGAACGATCATTCCCAACAATCAAATGGCGAGTGCTATGGGTGGGCCTCAAGTGGTCTACAATGGCCCTTATATCGCGTCTATGCAAGCAATAGATACCCAATCAGCTACGCAGTTCCTTGCGCGTAACAAGCTGGCGGTATATTCCGCGAATCAATCAGCATCACGCTCTTTGCCGACGAGTAGATAATGAGCCTTAATAATATCCTAGCAATATCCGAATCTGTCGGTATAAACGACCAGAGATTCATAGGCCAGGTTCTAAGCCGAAACCAGCGGATCAATACGAGCGAACAGCTTACGGTGGTTCCATTTGCGTTTACTATGAAGCCTATGAATTACCTGCTTTACTCTCAAAACCGTTCTTTGTTGAGTAGCTTGCGGGTGCCGGATAAGGCTCTAGAGCAATACCTTAACTTTTCAACGACCGGCTGGAGTAACTATATCGCTTATCAGGGTGATATGACTTCGACGCAGATTTCTGCTTGCGCGTGGCAGACTTCATCGGCAAATAATGTTCTGGTATTGGGTTCTCTGCCTTCAATTTCGAGTTCTGCTTATATTGTTAAAACCGGCGATTTTTGTCAGGTCGGACGGTATGCTTACATTGCCACTTCAGACGTTCAGAGGGGCAGCGGATCAACGGTTAATATCCCGGTGCATCGGACTTTGCTTACACCTTTGACCAGCACTGTCAGTGCAGTAATAGGGCAATACGGAACGACTGTTGCTTTGGGCGGCAGTTCTTACGTTGGCACCACATTTTGCGTTATTCTCCGCAGTTATCCGACCTATACTCTAGTGCCGATGACGAATGATTCTTTCATTCAATGGAGTGGTGATTTCGTAGCTTTTGAATCTGTTATTTAAGGATATAGAAAATGGCTTTTAATATATTCGCCACTGCGACGAGTGATATACCGTTAGCGAACCTGGACGCCAACTTCACGATGATTGGCTCATCGGCGGCAGCATCGACTCTTTACCCGACTGCCACGACTTCGATTACTTACGGCACGACGGGAACTACGCATTATTTTTCGGGAACGCTGAGTGCGACGGGGGCAGTAACTCTCTCAGGCGGCACCGCTAACGGCGTGGCCTATCTTGACGGTAGCAAAGTCCTGACCACTGGGTCTGCGCTGACGTTTGATGGGACGAATTTAGGGTTGGGCACTGCAAGTCCCGGTGTTAAGTTTGATATTGTTTCTGCTAACAACACTTCACTTGCTTCCGTCTTGCGTGTTAACAGCAATAACGTGGCTGTAAACACAAGCCTTGCATATGACGGGCTTATTGGTTCAGGTCAATTGACGGTTCAAGCTGGTGCGGCTTCTGCTTTGATTTTTGGAGCAAGTGCTGCCGAACAAATGCGCCTGACCAGCACAGGGCTGGGGATTGGGACGAGTTCGCCGGGCGGAAAACTTGCGGTTACTAGCCCAGCAGCCACTGCTGCTGCAGGGGTTTTCCGTTCTGGCACTACCGACAGTGTTTATCTTACGCTTGGGCGCAACGCATACGAGGCTGGTATTGGCGTCACAGGGGCAACGACGTTGTTGACGGGCGCATCCGCAGGTGACTTGAATATTTACACCAACGTAGCAACGGGAAGCATATGTCTGGGGGCGGGTAATACAGGAAAAATCCAAGCCACCCTCGACTCCTCCGGCAACCTCGGTCTGGGGGTTACGCCGAGTGCGTGGAGTGGTGGCATAAAAGCAATAGAGTGTGGGTTTGCCGGAAATGCGTTTGCGTTCAATACAGGCAACACTCAGGTTGGAATAACAAGCAATGCGAAATATATAACTGGCTGGAAATACGCTAACTCCAGCGTTGCGGCTACATTTTATGAACAATTTTCAGGTGTCCACACTTGGTATAACGCCCCCTCCGGCACCGCAGGAAACGCAATCACGTTCACCCAAGCAATGACCCTCGACTCCTCCGGCAACTTGCTGGTGGGAACGACGAGTTACTCACCATCAAATACTGGAATTGGACTAAAACCAAACGCAACAAGCTGGTTTACGGCAAGTGGAGATTATCCGCTCGCTGTAAATAGACTTACTAGTGACGGTATAGTGCTTGATATAAACCGCAGCACTGTTCGTGTTGGAAGCATATCTGTAACCACTACTGCCACGGCGTACAACACCTCCTCCGACTATCGTCTAAAAGAAAACATCCAGCCGATGACTGGTGCGCTGGCTAAGGTCGCTGCACTCAAGCCCTGCACCTACAAGTGGAAAGCAGACGGATTTGACGGTGAAGGCTTCATTGCCCATGAACTTGCTGAAGTTGCGCCTCAGTGTGTAACAGGCGAGAAAGACGCAGTGGATTCTGATGGAAACCCACAATACCAAGGCATCGATACCAGCTTCTTGGTGGCTACCCTGACAGCGGCCATTCAAGAACTCAAAGCAGAATTTGACGCCTACAAATCAACGCATCCTTAAGGAATAACATGGAAACTCAATTTGTCTGCACTGGAGGCCAAATGATTAAAATTGATGGAAAGACAGTTGATACAACCAAGTTTAAAACATGGGGCGAATTAACCAAAATCCATTCAAACGCGTTTATTGAGCAACGCAAAGACGGCGTGATTACGCTAGTCGAACGTGTCCAAAACTACGCAACTAAAGATCAGCCGATTAAAGGAAGCTAACATGGAAACTCAATTTGTCTGGTCTGTAACAGCAATGGACTGCTATACGAAGGAAGGCGATAACACCAAAGTGGTGTTCAACGTCCACTGGACATGCACAGGCTCATTTGCCGAAAACACGGCAAGCGTTTACTCAACCTGTTCTGTTCCAGCGCCGGAAGGCTCGTTCACGCCTTATGCTGATCTGACGCAGGATCAGGTGCTTGGTTGGATTTGGGCGGGTGGCGTAGACAAGGACGCAACCGAACTGGCAGTGGATAAGCAGATTCAGGAACTGATCGCACCGACAGTGCAAACGCCGCCGTTGCCGTGGGGTGCATGATGCAACTGCTCAAGTCTAAAACCGTCTGGTATGCGATCATCATCGCGGTATTATCTGTGGTGCAGTGCTACTTGAATTTGCTGCCGATGACGCCGGTGGCACAGATGTTTGTCGGGATTGCGATCTCGGTGGGCATCGTTATTTTGCGTCTTGTTACTACAACTGCAATTTCGGAGAAAACATGATAAAACTTGAACTTGAACAAAATGAAGTGCAATTTATTCTCAACATGCTTGGAGAACTTCCCACCAAATCGGGTTGCTATCCTCTAATTGTTAAGATTCAAGAGCAAGCTAACAAGCAGGTTGAAGAACCCGCAGAATGAACACAATAGACTTTTACGGCGAGAATGTTGACTGGTATAACAATACCGGAACAGTTCTTAACTGGCTAAATAATTCAAGTCAGGTTATCAATTGGTATAACTCAACACAAACAAACAGCATTCGTTATGCGGATTTTGTTCGCATAACCACGCCGGATACAGTCTATCGTTTTGCAACAACTCCCATGCCATTATTGGTTCCTGCGGTTGATTCGCAACCATTCTCGGCGGTTGGCCCTTTGGTAAAAGTCGGCAATGCTCAACGCGACATTAAAAGCACTGCTAACGAAACCACGTTTACTCTGGTCGGCATAGATACTTCAATGCTTGGTTTTGTGCTAGGCCAGAATGTAAAAGGCGCACAAATCGAGGCGTGGCATGGGTTCTTTAATTCAGATTCGGAACTGATTACAACCGGAGGCACTGGAGGTCTGTATCAGTTCTTCAATGGTTATATTAATTCATTTGCCATTAATGAAGAATGGATGGAGGACATACGGCAGTATGTTGGGATCATTACTGTCAGTGCCTCATCTATTCAGTTAATCCTGCAAAATCGAACGGCAGGACGCTATACAAACGATAATTCGTGGCAATTCTTCAATAACGGCGATAATAGTATGAACAGGGTTTCGTTCGTATCTACTATAAATTATTATTTTGGGAAAACCGCGT